GTGTTGTGTGGTGTGGTATATTGAAGAGTAATAATATAAACTGTGACATTAAAAGTGAGGTGCTTATGAATATTGCTATTTGTATTTATGCCATTATAATATTGTTGTTGTTTATAGTATATCTTGATGACTAAGTTTTGTATTGAAAAAATAGGAGTGATGAAAAATGAGTTTCATGAATATTGAAGCATTGTCTAATTCAATTGATTTTAACGTGAATAGTATTTATGATGTGTTCGTGTATTTTGTCGATATTGCGTCCGATTGCTTAATCGAAACTCGGTTTGTCGATTGCATTTGTTACTGATTGCGGCACTATTGACGATAGCGTGCTTACGTTTGATTCAGCTCTCACCACGGTTCTTGAAATTATGTATGGCGATTGCGATTTTAATTTCGCGTGTCGTAGTTATAAAGGTGGTGATTGTCGTTCATATGTTGTCGCGATTGATGACGGTGAATGATATAAATACAAAAACCGGGCGGTAATAGTGTCGCCCGGTTTTTTTGTTTTAGAAGCCCGCTAGTAGTCGTATGCCACCGGCGATTATGTCGCCGGATTGTATGTTGTTTACGCCTTGCAGTGCTAGTGTGTTGCCGTCAATTGAGACGAAATATTTGTCGCTGAAGTCTTTGTAGTATATTGATGCGCCTACGCTGAACTGTTTGGCGATTTTGAATATCCTGTCACCGTTCTTTTGCGAACCGTCGCATGTGACGTTGTATTGGATTGATAGTATGCCGTTGGTTTCAAATATTAATATATTCTTCCATTTTCCGTTAATTTGTGATTCGTTAGGGAAACCGCTTTGTGTTGGGAAAAATGTTGTACCGTGTAGAATACAACTACCCATAGCGTGACCGACTGCGCTGTATCCGCCTTTTGATAGGTGTGTGCCGTCGCCATCGTCGCCGCCGTCGGCTGCGCGACTCGCCCACACGCCCGCACGATATGCGCCGTCGTGAATTACTGTGTTTGGAATGTCGTGTTTTGTAGCGAAAAGGTTGTAAACCTGTTGCCGGTAATCCGGTGCTACATCCCACTTTGCGTTTACTCGGTTCATTGATTCGCCCATTGCGAGACACATTGGGAATATATCAATTATCGCGTTTGGTGCTTGAGTGCGTATTGTGTTTAGCAACGTGTTTATGCTGTTATCGATGGACGCTATTGGTACGTTATCATTTAGCATTTTACCCGCATCATTTTGCCCGCCAATGATGATAACTCTATTGACATGTTGTTTATCGGTCACGGCGTTCCATCGGTCGAGAAAAGTGCCGTTATCACCGGTCGCGTAGAAACCGCCCCCGCTTGTGCCTAGTGTTTGTTTTGTGGTTGGCTTTAGAATATCATAAATGGCGTTTGCCGGTGAATCTGCTAAGTGTTTTGCGCCACTATAGTAACCGTCTACCCAACTGTCTCCGATTACGACAATATTATCATTGTAACCGATTGCTTGCGTAATGATTTGCGCGTTTTGGCTTGTTTTAGTGTTGAGCGTGGATATATTGTTTTTATTGATTTCGGCTTGCTCAGCTGCCGTGTTCCAACGTGTTTTAGTTGTTTCGGCGGTGGCGGTGTCGGTTACGCCGAGTGCGCTTAGGTTGCTTTCTACGTTGTTTGCCGTTTCGGTTGTAACAGCAAGATTCGACGCTGTTTTGTCAATCTTGTTTTTAAGCGTGGTTGCGGTGGTTTCGTCGGTTACGCCTAATGCCGCTAGATTATCGTTTGTGGTTTGTATTTGCGTTATGGCTTGATTGGCGGTGTTTAATGCGTCACTAGCGTTAGTGTTTACTTTGTATAGATTGGTGTCGATAATATCCATTGACGCATTGTATTGGTCATTGAGATTTGCCGCGTCACCGGTTGTATATTTTTCAAGGTTGAAATTGGTTGTGTAGTCTGTCATTTTGTGTTTTCCTTTCGTATCGTTTGAGGGTGATTAATTTCTGCTTGCACTTGCATTTGATGTATAGTACGGTCAATAATCCGCATTGCCGCGTTGTATCCGTCGCGTAGGTCTGCTAGGTCGCCTGTTTCGTATAATGGCAGATGATAGAATGGCGTTTCTGTTGACATGGGTACCTCTTTCTGTTATGCGACGTTACCGGGGATAATGAAACCCTCGGCGGTTTTCTTTGCGTTTGCAAGCTTGTAGTTTAGAGTTTCCGCCATAAATTATCCTTTCGACGTTTATAACGCTGGGTACGGTTTTCCGGTTTTCGTGTCGGTGACACGGGGTGTGTTGTCGTTGAATATGGTGAGGTTGCCGACTGCGGGCGTTTCGTCGGTGCGGTGTTCGGCCAATTTGTTTATGTCAATGTCTGCAATTTGACTGATTCGCGCACCGTAAACGGACAATTCGCGATAGAGGTCACGTAATGCGGTTTTACTGTCAGTGTATTCACCTTTTGTGACGTTCCATATTAGTTGTGTGTTTCCTATGTGTTCGATTTGTTCTTGTATTTGCGCTATGGCTAGCGCGTAATCGTTTATGTGCGTTTCAATGTTTTTTATTCTTGTGTCGTAGTCGTTTAATGTTTTGTTTATATCGGTTACTATTTCGTCAAGATATGCTGTTATGTGGTCGATTTCGCACGCAATGTGTTTTATGATTTCCTCTTGACTTTTAGCATTCCAATAGAACGGGGGTATGGCGGGTGTGTACGGCCATACCGAGAAAAACGGTAGCAGTGGAAACATACGTATCCCTTTCAATAGTTGTTTATGTTTATCGTCCACAATGGGCTGAAACATGTTTCAAGGTGCTCAAGCAATATTACATCTATATCGACGTAATCGCCACTTCGTACGCGGCTGACCTTGCCCATGAAATCGCCGTTAGTGATTGTTTCGTATTGGTTGTCGGTCGCGTTGCTTGCGTAGTCTTGGGTTTCGGCTAGCTGCGTCGCGGGGAAATCGGAAAACACGGTGCGCATTTTATGCCATGTGTCCATATCGGACAGCATGACGCCGGAATTGCCGTCAACCGCGGCGTACAATGGTTTCAGGGTAGGCATTATCTCGTTTATCAATCGTAGGAAATGCCGTTTCCATCGGCTTACGGGCATTACGCCTAATTCGCGGTCATAGAAGCGGTTTTCGATTTTCTTACAGCAACGAACATATTGCGTGTCATCATAGGCGACGTCCCGCCATGACCACGCAACATTATTCCAGTCAACACCGCCGGGCACATCAAGCAACTCACCGAAAGTGTACGTCATTACACCATGAAAATCGTCGCGCGATTCACATGGCTGATAATAATTTATGTCATTCTGCATTGTCATCGTCGTTCAATCTTTCAACATCTGTCAAGTAAGCGTAGTTGCGGGAAACGTTGTCTTCGTTCCACACAACTTGTATCGGTTCCTTAAGATATTTCCTGAATCTTGTGTTGAGAATATCGCACGCGGCTCGGCGTTCCTCAAGCTCACTAAGTGCGCGTAGGTCAGCCGGTTCCCCGTAGTCGTTAATTTCGTCGGCGGTTTGACGTTCCATTTTCAACGGCAGATTTTTAACGCCTAACGCCTGATAGAACGCGTTCCAAGTGTTTTGAATGTCGTTCTGCAATTCCATGCCGATATATTCAACATTGGTTTTCAACACGTTGGCTTTCATGGCATCGGTGAAACCCGGTGTCGCCATGATTGCCATTTCACCGCCTGAGATTTGCTTGATAACATTGATGCCCGCCGTCTGCTGTTCGCCTGGAACCTCAAGGATGAACGGCGTTTTCTGATTGAAACGATTCTGCCGCCGCGTCATGTATAAATCTTCTATCTCATGCGCGAAAAATTCAATAGTCGGAATGAGTGGCGTACGCGCGCGGTTTGCGTAGATGAAAACACCATTGGAATTGTTAACCGGAAAACGCCACCCGTTGATACCGTAACTATTCCATTTTTTGGGCTTGTAGTACACGTTGAAATTCGATGTAGTCACCGCTTGCGTGCTGAAAAACACACCCGGCTTGCTACGCGGAAATGCGATTGTTGCGTAACCGAAATACAAGAGATTGTATTCAAGAAACCACTCGTCACAGGTTTTCGGCAGATTCAACCACTTGAAACGAGATAACGCGATATTCAACATTTGAGAATACGCCATCGAATACGCTTGCGAATTGAGCGCTTCGGACTGCTGCCACATCGGCGCGCCTCGTTCACCCATTTCCGCACGGGTCAACGGCCTTTTATGCGTGCGTTTACGTCCCATACTTTACCGCCTTATAGATTGTCGTGTGTGAAGTCGCCGCCGACTTCCTCGGGTCTGTCCCATATTGTAACACCGGAACTGAAAATATTCCTGATTGTCTGCAATTGTTCGTTTTGCGCAAGCGGGCATATCATCCACACATCGGCGGATTGCCAATACGTGAAATGCTTGCAAGGCGTCAGCGACGGCCTGTTGTAGAGTTTGTTGCTTGCGATGCCATAGCGCAGCATGTAATCGCCCGCCGCCGCTATCGCGCCATTGTCTTCGGTGACTATTTTCACGGTCATGGTGTCAAGCCCCGTGGCCTGTCCGAAGTTGTCGCCGCCATATGCTCCCACGGGCTGCGCTGCGTGGTTGAGCAAGTCGCGCCATGTTGCGTTGAGGTTGGAACGTGTGTTAACCATGACACGTTTGGCGTTGTCTACACTTTGATTACGTGACGCGGTGGCGTTCGTGTTCGCCGTGGCGACGCTTGCGCCCGTTATTGTCGCATTGGCGGTGTTAGACGCAGTAGTATTATCGGTGTTGAGCTTGTTGGAACGTGTCGTACTATCCGTGCCGTAGCTTTTTGCTTGCGCAATAAGTCCCGCATTGTATTCCAGCGCGTTGGCTGCTTTTTTGGATGCCGCATCGCTGGACGCCGTGTACACAAGTTGGTTGTTGGTCAGCGCGATCGCCGCGTTATAGCTTGACGTGCCGACGCCTATCACACCGGAACTAAGCCCCGCCGCCGCGCCAATCATAGCCGGGAGCGCGGCACCGCCTGTAGCCGCGCTTGCCGCTAAGCCCGCGCCAATCGATATTGCGCTTGTGGCGAGACTGCCAAGAGTCGATGTAACGTTGGTCATTGCCGTTTGTTCCTGCCCGGTGACATATGACGCGGCAGCGACCGCCAAGTCTTCTGATAAATCGGCGTTTATTTTTGTATTTTGATACTGCTGTTCGCTATCTAGTTTGGTGTTTCCGCGCGCTGTTATGTCCGTCGCTGCTTGATTTGCATTTGCTGTTGTCGTGTCGCGCAATCCGTTGGCGGTTGCGGTGTTCGCAACACTTGTTTGTCCCGTGCGCGCGGTGTTGTCACGACCGACGTTGGCTGTACGTACGCCGTTTTCGTACGATATAATGGCGTTTTCGCGTGCTTGCGCGACTTCTCGATTGTATGCGTCGGCGCGGCGCGCATCGATTGCGCGACGTTGCAACGCGTAAGTCGGTATGTCGTGCGATATGAGCGTTTTGAGCACGTCAGCGTTCGGCACGTCGGCGGTAACGCTAGCCCCGTCGATAGCGTCAATGCGAATTGACGTATCGCCATCGCTTCCGATTCCGTCAAGCCATGCGATTTGTCGCAAAATCGGATAGCTTAGAGACGTGACGGCATGTACCGAAAGGTGTCCGCAATCCGCTATTTCCACACGGGTTTTGTTTCCGATGTTGTCGGAAACCTCTAAGTGTGCGTAGGGTGCAAGATACAGTCGTGTTATTTGTGCGTATTCACTAGCGTATCCGAAATCGTCGATAGTCAAATCAATATCGGATAGTTTTGCCCGCGCGCCGCTGACTGTATGCCATTCAACACCATTCACGCGGACGGCGTTACCAAGATGCAGCATGGTTGCGGTGGCGACGAAAACCGCTGTAATCTGTGACATGATATGTGGATAATAGGTGAAAAGCGTGTCAAAATAATCGCCTGATATTTTGGACGATTCGAGCGCGTACATGGTTACGTTGCTTGCAGTGAGATTGTCAACGGAATTATACGATGTGCCCGCGCCGGTGACGTTTGACGTGGAAATGTTTCCGACACCCCATGTGAAATTTGTTACTGTGCCATCGGCATTACTGTATGTCGGGTCGCTGTCCGTAATGTTCGTACCGCGTATGCCGCTCATGGTTTGCAATTGTTCAGGTGAAAACGTTGCGGCTACACAGATGTATCTTGTACCGTTTTGCAGATTAATCGGGGTGCTTTTTCTGATATTCGACGCGGCGTTGCCATAATCAACGTCGGGCAGCGTTAAATCACGGCAATTCGCGCGCGGGTTTTTCAGCAGTTCTTGCGGTGTCATTTCCATTAACGGCGCGTGCCCGCGTGACAACAGCAAACCGTTGATTGTGGTGCTGTTGATATAGTCCGTCCATACGTCACGCGCAAGCGTGCATGTTGTCGTGTTCGGCGCTTCCGCGCGCACGGAAGTGATGAAAAAATGATAACGTGTCTGCGCGTCGGTTTTCTGATACGGCGTATTGATAATGTCATGCGAAAAGTCAACGACAATGTAATTATACTGTTGCGCCGTCATGTAAGGTACGGGCAATTTTATGCCGTCCGCATCGGCGCGCGCGATATACATGTTCGTCGTGAGTTTGACGGTTTCGCCCTCTAGTTTGTCAAACCACGCGTCTCTTGCAATGTCATCGGAGAATTTCACAACGTCGTGGTAATCATCATACCAATTCACACGACATAACTTGATTACCGTGTTTGGAGTCCAAACATTGTAGTCAAAAACATTGCGATACTGACCGTACACGCGCGTATCAGTGTCCGGAAACGCCGTTGCGTTTTGCAGATGTGGAAAATCCATATCGCGCCCTTTCCTATATGAAAAAATGAGTGGTGCCCCCACATGAAACACCACTCATTTATACCACAGTCGATTCAGACTATGCGACGGTGAACGTGCATGTTGCGGAATGTTCCGTAGTCTCGCCGTTCGGATTGACGTACGTGGCGGTGCCGGTCACGGTAATGACATCACCGGCAACAAGGCCGTCACGCTGGACGTGCAAGCGTGCTTGGTCATCGACGAACGTATTGACGTTGAGGTCGAACGCCGCGCCGTTCGTGTCATCGCCGCTTGCGGCATGGTTCGCCGCAACCTCGTACGTTGCCGCGTTCGGTGCGACCTGTATGGCGGTTCCGGTCGGCGTTACGGTGGCGGTGAGCTTGGGCGTGAGCTGCATAAGGTCGCCCGCCTTGACGGTGCCCGTGGTCGGGGTCAGAGTGAAGCCGGTCACGGCCTGAGTCACAACCTTGATGGAAGTGCCCGTATCGGTGGTAAATAGCGCGCATGGAGTGAACGGGGACACACCGTAAATGCCCCAGTGATTAAGATACAACGTGTTGGAAAGTGTCTGCGGGTTATAGAACTGCGTAGTGCCATACAGCGTGTCTCGGGCCTGATACCAATCGGTGGAAACGAGCAACGCCACTGCGCCGTCGATACCGAGACTTGGTACCTCAATAACACGATACGGCACGTCCGCTTTATCCAGCTGGAAAACCGCGCTCAATGCGTCAACGTCAAGCGACGCAAGATATTCCGGTTCAATCAACAACACCATTTGTTGCGGGCTTGCGTACGCCGGAATGTCGGTGACGTTCAACGCATTGTATTGCGTGCTGGGGAACTGCATACGCCCGGCGGTCGCACGCAATGCCTTGAGCAACGTCTTGGCGGTGGTTTCGTCGTTCGGCACCGCGTCAAGGTGTACCTTGTAGAAGCCAAGATTCTGCTCGTAATGTCGAATCAGCGCAAGCATAATGTTCATTTCGTCGTACTGGTCGCTGTTGCGCGGAGATTCCATAATCTGCGCGACGAAACGATTCAAACCGAAATCATCAACGAACGCCTGACGTAATTCATCGTCAGTCCATGAAATCGGGTATTGGTCACGGCGATTGTTCTCGTAGAACCACACCGCCGCTTCGGGGCGGTGCATCTTCAAAAGGTCTTCCGCGTCATCCTTGTAGCCGTGCGCCTTAATCCACTTGACTGCGATTTCCTGTACAGTCGAACCCCAGTACAAGTTTTCCTTTTTGAAAATCGACAACGGGTTTTCAAACGGTTCGTTCTGCGCCATAACTGTAAGCCCGATACGATTGACCATATTCCAAACGCAGTCGTTCAAATATTGGCGATTCATGGGGTCGAACAAGTAGCGCATGGTGTTCGCCACGCCGGTCTGCGTCGCACTCGGAATACGTTGCTGATAATCGTCCGTGCCCTTGGTACGCACCTTATCCAAAATTGTCGCATTGTCTACAGCCATAATATTTACTCCTATCGATTAAAGCGTGTAATCGAGATTTTCCAAGTCCTCTGCCGCGGCCTGTGCGATTGCGTCCGCCGCGTCATCGTCGTTTTCCTTGACGGTCGCGCCGTTTTCGACCATCTGCGCAACGGAATCGGCGAAATTGTCGTATATGCCGTCAATTCGCTCGCTGATTGCGTCCGTGCGGTCGCTGATTGCGCTCACTTTGTCCAGCACGTCACGCATCATGTCGCGCAAGTCATCGAACTCGCCCGCACGGTGCGCTTCATCGGGGGTGAGGTCATCGCGTTCGGCGGTGTCCCTTTCCTCGGGGGTCTCGTCATCCATTATCGTTTTTCCTTTCATATATGAAAAAAAAGTCGTACCGGTGAACGAATACCGAGCCGGCACGACTTAAGAATAGCACACTTGCGACATGATTCACAGCGACGAACGGCGCGCTTTTCCCTCACGGCCATATCATTGACGGAGTCAACCGTGGTTATCAACGATAATGTTTTAACATTCTCACTGTAACACCTCGTGTATGCCGTGTTTATTTTACGCCGAAATTTCTAAGCATTGCAATTACGGCGTGTTGCGTTTCCACCGTATCGTAGCGTAAATAGCCTAACGCGTAATATGACGTAAGATTCCTAATCAAGTCTTTTGCAACATTTGCCGTAAGATAATTAAGTTTGTTATCATCCGTCGTAATTGCGAAATACGGCACATGCGCGCCCGCGTCATATTTTGATGATGTGAAAACGTAGCCACAACGCAAATCAACATAAACGCCGTATTCACGCCGCAACCAACGGAAGACGTAAGTAAGTTTAACGTGGTTGTGTGGTTTTTCAATAAAATCAGTATCATGATGTTTGAATTTGTTTTTAGCGGTGACACCATCGTTATTTTTCATCATACGTCCCGCAACGGTGTTTTTTGTTTTCTGTTCAGCGTATTTATCATCTTCAACATAATCGAAAATACACGTCTTACCATCAAGCCATTGCAAGCCAAACTCAGGTTCCAAGGGCACGTTGTAATGTTTGAAATACGGATTATATGCGTCGCACGCGTTGCCTAGTAGAAAGATTCGCGGCTTACGCAGCTTGTTATCGTCGGCGCGCTCGCGCGTGACGGTATCTACAAGGTTAGCCAATTGTTCATATTCGTTGCGCAAATAATGATGATACACGTCATCGGGGTCTATAATAATTTCATCCATGCAAATGTTACGTACATTAACATATGTGCTTTTTTTCTTCTGCTGTTGTAATGATAATGGGATGAAATAGCCGCATGTCCGCCATTTTTTCTCGCCATTACGACGTATTTCAGCAACCTTATTATGTACTCTAAAATCGTAGTCGGGGAAAATATTATCTTCTATTATTCTGTCAAAATATTTTGCCGCCACGTCGTTATTTTCTTCTCGATATCGTGTGACCTCAACAAAACATATGTTGTTTTTAATATAATCTTCCAACATGTATCGACGTACGCCATACGTTTTACCGAGCCCGCGCGCGCCAATTATAAGATTCACGTCGGCGTTGCGTGGCAATATCTGTGTTCTAAGCCGGTCATAATAATATTTCGCCATCAATACTCACAATCATAGGTTTGCCGTCCCGCATAATAAGTTCGCGGGGCATTGTTTCCACAATTCGATTATACGTGTTTCGTATGTATGTCAGATTCTCGCCGTTGGCCTGTTTATCCGATTCGCCTAGCCATCTACCGGACGGATACAACGCTATCGCTTCGGGCGCGTCAACATGATATGTCGCACCTCGATAATCGGTGACGTTACCGACGTATCTATCCCATACATGCGGTCGATTGCGTTGCAACGTATGGCATATGTCATAATTGATCAACACATCATAACCGAGCGACATTTGTACGGTTTCCGCGAAACCGTGCCCCGCGCGTATGACATCGGCAATAAAATCTTCTATGGTGTACATGCCGTCCGGTCGCGGAAGTCCCGCGCAAGTGACATGCACGCGCCCGCCCGTGTCCAAACTTACGCGTGCTTTATTCCACAATTCCATATGCTCAACATATCGGGTTGTATCGCCACAATCTTCCACTTCAAATTTTCCGATATGTTCCAACGTAGACGCCATGTCGGGCGCGGTTTCTCTGACGCGTCGCATGGTAATGTTGATAGCGTTTTCTATCGCTGTGTGCAATGGTTCAAGCGCTTGCAAAAGTTCCATGTCAGATACGTCATTGGCGCAGCTGATTTTCAGACTATCGGTATCGCCGCCTGTGACCGTGACGCGATTGCCGAAATGCCGATATAGCAGCATCATGGCTATCAGCAAGTGCATTCTGCTGCCCGCAACGATTCGCATGCCGTAAGTGTAGAGTACGCGTGGTGTTTTCGGACGTTTTTTCGCAAAATTCTCGGGAGTGCAAACCGTGGTTTTATCAACTTCAAGTTCGCCGGTTTCCGTCACGCGATAATCGGCTTTCATCACGTCTTGCGCCTGAGTGCCATAAATCCCGTTGAATTGGCCTTTAACTGTGCTACCGTAGTATGATTGCAAAAATTTCATGCTTAACACGCCCGTCATCGCGTCGCGCGCGATGCCCTCAGGTATCGAATCGGGTATTTTTTCCGTATACGCTGCCCCCTCATGATAACGTTTAATCAGGTTTTTCACATCGGTTTTTCGAGCGAAAAGCATATTGGATTGCAAAGTTACGTAATCGGGCGGAATGATTGTCTTAGTGGTACCCTCCCCATATAAGACGTGCATTTCATCGTACTCATATACTTGTGTCACGTTCCATAATTCAATTTCGTTAACGTGTAATATGCATTCATCCGCACAATACAATTTTCCGAAAGCGTATGTCGCGTTGACGGCGCTATCAACGTAACCATGCGCCCTAATGCTGTTTTCCTGTGTTTTCGCACGCTCGTTATTGGCATAATCCGTATCCGCTTGCAACGTCTTTACGAATTTTGAGCGCGGGCAGATTGCAATACCCCATGTATCGAAACATGTGTTTTTACGTAATCTGAGGTTCGTAAATCTTACTGCCGCATGTACACCCGTTCGGAAAGGGTCATTATAATTCGCCAATACGTCTTCAAGCGGCGTGTTAACGATATGTTCGCACGCCACTTGCAGAATATCCGGGGGTATAGGTGCAAACTTCACCGGCAACCGTCGCCCATTAATGAACGCGTGATGCATTGACGTTACATCCAAGGACGCAACATTATCCACAATAACGCTAGCGGTTTTCGCACTCGTAAACGTCAATCCGCCACGGAAACACGACTTGCGCAAGGCATAGGACTCATAGTTTTTCGGAAACTCTTGATTGCAAGTCAACTCGAACGCGCGTTGAAGCGTCATCTGCTTACCGCTCTGCAACGTGATGCGTCGCCCGCCAATCTCACGGCGCGCCATCTGCCGTACAAGTGACGTCTTAGTAAGCACGCGGCAACCGAGCATGTCCGGCGTAAGCCAATGATTCGCGCGTAGCAACCATTGCAAGTATTGTGGTATCACTTGCACATCACGACGCGCGTAAAACAGTTCTTCCTCGGTCAGTGGCGTTTCGGGCGTGCGCGGAAGCGTGTAATCCCAGTCGCCTACCGCTTTCGGTAATCCGCATGTTTCACCCATTGCGCGCAGTCCGCCCATTTCAAGGTAAAACGTATCCCAAAAACGGCACACCACGTCATTGCCTACATACAAGTCAAGCGTATACACGCTTGTAGCCGTCTGCGCATTAGCGGTAATCGTATACGACTGCGCCAATTCCAACATGAGAGTTTGCATGTCGAACATAAGGTTATATGCCGCGATTATCGGAATATAACCGTGTGCACGCCCATGTTCAATAAGATTGTCAATATACGTTAGCGCTTCGGGTGTGCGCCGGTAAAATCGTACATCGTCCGTATCGGGGGTGTACGATTCCAGTGGCGTGTCACGCAAATCGTTGAAAATGTACAATATCGGGTATGCGCGCGTTTCGGCACCCGTGCCGATGTTCGTTGTTTCGGTATCGAATATTGCCGCTATCCGAAAATCCTTGCGTTCTTTCATCATCGTATTACGTCAGGTGTGACCAACATGAGCCATATCGGGCTACCGCCGTCTACGTCCGTATCGTCTTCCAATTCGCCCGCGTGCATTTTCATGCGTTTTGCGTATTGCAATGCCTTTTCGTTTCGTGACATGATAGTATCAAACAGTTCACTGAGCGAATTGGTGTCATATGCTTTCATGATGGCTTCTAACCGTTTGTTCGGGGCAACGTCGGGGCGTTGCCATACGTTTTGTGTGTATCGCCAAAATATCTTGACTTTTTCACGGCTTAGGTCATCGCCCAGCGCGCTCGGTAGCCCCTTGGACGCCATTCGTATTTCATTGCGAAAGATATTAAATGAGCGTGCGCGTTCTTTCGCGCGCCCTTTGCCGCCGCGCACGTCTTCGGTTTGTCGAATCAGCGCGTCGGCTTTTTCATTGGCGCGTTGATACAATTCGTCACGCATGGCAGCGTTGCGGATACGGCCTACATATGTGTTTTTCAGCTGCGTTTCAAGTCGCTGGATGTAAACACGTCGTGCATGTGCTTCGCTTTCGGGCATGGTGTCGGTAATGCTTTTTTTCAGACTGTTTATCGTACGCCGCACACGCTTGCGTTTCGCTGTCAAAACGTCCGCTTGTTTATGCGCTCTAGGCATGTTCACCACCTTATAAAAAAAGTGCCATAACAATTTATGGCACTTTTTGTTTCATTCCGAACTACTCGATTTCAAGCGATTTCGTGGAACGTCCGCCACCAAGTGCGGTCTGCTTGACCGCGACGGTGATACCGTCCGGCGCGTTGAAATCGGGGAACATGTCGTAAATATCCAACACGCTGCGGTAGATTCCCTGTGACTGACTGAAATACGTCTTACCGTCCTTTCCGAAAAGATAGACGTTTGCGCATTTCTGACCGGTCTGAGAACGGACGCCCGGCGCGATATAAGCGCCGATAACCGTCAATGGTTCCGCCCCGTGCCCGTTCAGCGACAAGGCGCTGTTACGTGCGTTGACGATGGCGCGTTTTCCCTCGAACGTGCTGTTGTCCATCGTGCAAATATAACGATAGTTGTCAGCGGTGTTCTGTGCGGTTTCATTCACGGTGGTGTCGTTCATCTGTTCGTTTTCTTCGTTCATTTCAGTTCCTTTCAGAATTCAATATCGTTGTCGTTATCATTGTCGATATCGGTACCGGTTACGTCAGCCGCAACACGTTCGGCATGTTCGATGAACGTATCAACGTCCATCACGTACACGGTTTTATTGACTGTAATATCATCAACCAACACGTTGACGATACCGGCGTCCATAAGCGTCTTGACGGCCATTTCAACGGTACGAACGTTTCCGGTGGTGTGGAACGTCTGTGCCACGCCGTCCCTGTCATAATAACTTATGGTGCTGTCAGCGATTACCTTACGAATCTTTCGCATGTTTGTTATCCTGTTCTATCTTTTTACCACCTATTTGATGGCATAAATATTTATAGCACAAAAATCGGCGCGCGCAAAAAGCGACACGCCGATTATTGACATTGATTCTCAATAACGCAAAATCTGACCCGGATAAATCAAACTCGGGTTCGACAAACCGTTAAGCGACGCGACACGCGTCCAATCACCGCCAAACACCGACCACAGACTATCCCCGGACACAACCGTATACGTACGCGCCACATTCGGCCGCGCTGCCACGCCACCGTCATAGCACACGGTTTCACCCGGATAAATCACACCCGGATTGCCCGACCCATACCCACGCCACGACTGCCACGGCAACAGTCCGGTACGCTCGGCAATGCCCGACAACGTGTCACCCGACGCAACCACCACGCAAGCCGACTGCAACGCACTCCCACCGATATTCCCACCGGCATTCGTTTCCGGTGCGGATACATTTGCGCCGTCGCCGTGCGCGTATGCATCCCACTGCCATCGCTCGCCCCGGAAATAATTCAAGTCCAATCGTCCGGCGTAGCCCGACACATACCCGTTCGACGTGTATTGCCGCATGGCTTCACCATATGCGCCGTATAGCCACGGCGTTTCCTGATAGCCGGTCGCGTTCATTGATGCATACTGTGCGACCCACACACCGCAATGCTCGCGCACGAACTGCGTAAGCTGTCCCAGTGCTGACGCCTGAACGTACACAATCGGCCACACCTGTGTGCGGTCATGCACATGACGCACCCACGTTTCAATCCACGAGCCATTACCAAAACTCGGGTTATCCTGAGATTCCCAGTCCAAAACAAGCACGGCATTTCCGACGTATCCGCGCACGTTGTCTATGAAAAAGTCAGCTTCCGTGTTCGCGTCACGTCCCATCGCGTAATGATATACGCCGATGCTTTTACCGCTGTCCACTGCACGCCCGAGCTGATAATTCGCCGCCTGATTCACACCGTTGGTCAGACACATGTTGTTGAAACCGCCAACACCCCATGTAGCACCCGCCACAACGAAATCAGCGTCCACCGCTGCCGTGTCAATATCACACTGCCAATTGCTCACATCTATACCGCGCATATCCGCGCTTGCAGATGGCACCACAGTCAGCAACAACGCACAAACACAAGCTAACGCGCTACGCCATATTCGATGCATCGTTATCCCCCTTGTTATCCTTAAGCAATGCAATAAGTTCTTCGGTCAACACATTGTTTTTCGTCATCAAATCATTAAAATCACTGAACGTCGTGGCAATAAACCACGCCATACCGCAGCACGCGACAATCGGAAAACCCACGCTCCCGACAACGGTTACAATTGAACTAATGTCCATGAACACACCTCACAAATAAAAAAAAGGTCATGACACATCAAAAACGACATGCCATGACCCAATATATCACAATCGCGTGGCCTATCCGGGAATTGAACCCGGTACGCACATTTTATAAGAATGCCGCTCTAACCACTGAGCTAATAGGCCATCACCCCTCCCATAAACCCCGCCGCATCAAATCAACAATATCACGACAATGCAGAAACACATAATCAGATACAGTCGAATCACATGTAAACCACTTCGTACCCATAGCAACAATCTTAGTACGACGTTCACCATGAACCCTATAGCCCTTGATATAGTCGCATTTATTACGCTTGCAATACATGATTAATCTCTCTCTAACAAAGGTGTGTTAGCCAATTCGATAGCATCGGTTAGAATATCGCCAACTTGAATATAATCAACCATATCATACGAACTTAAAGCGGTAGCATCGGTTAGACCGTCCGGTGTGTAAAACTGAACATCGTAGCGCAATTCATACACGTCACGATGTGCACAATACCACAATTCAATATTACCGTTCTTGAACGCAGAGTTAAACGTGGCAACTTTTTTATCATTCTTAAACATGATGAAACCTTTCGCAATCACCGATTAATCCGATACCCCAAACATATCGTACCCGGAACGTAAAACACGCCATCGTCAAGCACATCCCTAAGCCCATATGCATCAATGCAATCGACAAACCGAGTTTCGATTAAGCAATCGGACGCAATATCGACAAAATACACGAACACATCATAAATACTATTCACGTTAAAATCAATTGAATTAGACAATGCTTCAATATTCATGAAACTCATTTTTCATCACTCCTATTTTTTCAATACAAAACTTAGTCATCAAGATATACTATAAACAACAACAATATTATAATGGCATAAATACAAATAGCAATATTCATAAGCACCTCACTTTTAATGTCACAGTTTATATTATTACTCTTCAATATACCACACCACACAACAC